TTCATGTACTTAGTTTTCTTGTGACCTGGCATCTTGTCTCCTTGTTTTTGTATTAATTTTAGTCATTGGAGGAAGCTTAACTGTATCCAAAGGATCTAGCGGTAAAGTTTCTCCAATAACACTTTTCTTTGTTTTGCCAAACATAGTTAGTCTATTTTACTACCAGCGGGTACTATTTTACCACCTTTTCTTTTAACCATATCTTCAGCAAGAACTCTAGATAAATTCCTGCCTATGCGAAAAGGTTTTCCGTCGTACTCGCCCACTACGTCAAATTTCATTCCTGTAGTCATAATTAACTCCGTTAAGATGATCTGTAACCACCACCTCTTTTTTTATAAGTTCTTACCAACCAAGCATTAGCATAAGCTGAAGGGTAAACCTTAAATTTTTTCTTTGCCTCAGATTTTACTCTAGAGTACAAAGCTGGATTTGTTGGTTTAGATCCACTCTTGCTCTTTGATTTTTTTGGTTTTCTTTTTGCAGCCATACTTACCTCCTTCTTTTAGATGTTGACCTTGCTCGTTTTAAATTCTTTTTAGTTGGTGCACCTTTGCTTCCTGGTTTACGCATGCGCTCACCACTACCTGCTTTTATACGTTTACGTTTAGCATGAATATTGGCCCACAATCCGGGACGTTTACTATGTTTTGCCATCTAACACTTCCATCTTCTTCTTGCTTGTCTCAACCTAGAGTTAGGATTTTTTGCTGCTTTAGGAAACTTTTTCATTTGTCCTGCTGATCTAGCACAAAATGATTTACGTCTCTTAGCTGCTTTGCTACCTTTTTTAACTTTACCAGTAACAGCGGTTTTTAATTTTGATCCTGGATTTTCTCGACGATATCTAGCCACTCCAGCTTTAGTCATACCAGCGCCTTTTTTAGTAGGCCTAAAATATTTTTTAGTCTTTGGCGGTTGCTTGTCTCTATTTCTACGCATAAGTTGTTTTCTTTCTGCGATCTGACATTACCGCACCACAACCTTTGTGATTACGTTTTTTATATTTTTTAGTGGTCTTACCCAGTTGTGCTCTAGAAATAGTCATTTAGCAAATGTTTTAACGTTGGTCGGTTTACCTCCCACTCCTTGTTTCTTAGCGCGTTTTCTTTTAACAGCTGATCTAATTTGAGACTTTGACATACGTGCTGCTTTAGCTGCTGGCACGCATTTAGGATATTTTCTTTTAGATGACTTAGCAGATTTACGGCCGCATTTTTTAAAGCCACCACCCTTTTTAGGTGCACCTATGTCCACCCAATCTTCTTGAAACCATTTTTTAAGTCCAGTGCTCATTAAACTATTCTATAATTTTTGCCATCGAAAGTCATGGCTACTTTACGGTTTGCTCTACCTACAAATGATACATGTACCCAACCACTACGAGGATCGGTACCATCATAGTATTCTAAAATAATTTGATCGTATTCTAAATTGTCTTTTATGTAATTGAATAAATCGTAGTTATCTACCGTAGGTATTTCTATATCTACAGCTTGTCCTAAACAGTGTTGACTTTTAACAGAACCACCTATGGCTTTATTTAATTCTGGACAACGATAACCACTATTAGGAGTAAAAGGCACTTTGTAATAGTCTCGTAAAGGTTGTACTACAGAAGCGCACAAACATTTTAAACTTTTAAAAATTGTTTTTTCAGTAAAAGAATTATCAATACCTTTTCTAGTAGCAGTCTGACTCTTAGTAAATTCTCTAAGAGTAAAGTTACTACTTAGTTTTGTATCGTTGTTCCAACTTTTTTTAAACATTATGAAATAGTAATACTAATAGCACCTAAGCCAGCAGTCATACTAGGACTAAACCTAACTTTGGTTCCTGTAACAGTAAGTATAGCAAAAGGTTCGCTAATATCAGCAAAGCCCACGCCATCAAATACTTGTAATGAATTAGTAGTGGTATTAAAAATAATCGTGCCTGGATTAAATACAGCTTTGTCTCGCTCTGGAGTAGTAAATTGTTCAGTATTGATAGGATCAAACTCGCCTAAATTTATTTCTAAAATTCTAATTAATCTATTAAATAAATCTGGCGTTACTTCATTAATAGCTAAAGGCAAACTAGTATTTAATAGCTTGGCCATTACCTTCTACCGTCAGTTCTAATATCGTAACGTGTTGCCCCTAATCGCCAACCTACTCCTAAATTACCAGTATCACCATCGTTAGAGTTTATTCTAAGCACTGCTTGCCTGCCTCTAGCTCTAATGTGTCCTTGTTGTGTAGCAGGGCTTACGGTAGACGTTTCTCCAGAACTTAAATTATCTCCAGGAAAGTTTCTAGTCTTTGTTACAATATTTACATTAGAAGCTGTATCATCGTCTAAAAATTTTACATCTGGTACAACTCGACGCAAGAAAGAAAAACTTTCGCCATCACCAATATCAAAATCTCCTGACTCAATAAAGACATTTGTCATTTCAGAACCGTCGTCGTCAAAACCAAACTCGTGTTGAAATAAATAATTACTACCAGCAGCTTGTGGATAGTTTTCTATATTAGAATCTAGCCAAGCAGTTCTGTTTAGTTGACCGTAGTACCATACTTGTTCTTGATAGTTGTAAATAACATAACGATCTATTTCTGTTGCACTTGCAGAAGGGTAGAACCAACCTACTTCTGAGTGTTTGTTATTACTAAATCCATGTATTTTAAAAGCTTGAGTTTCATTAATATCACTAAAGACGTAGTTTCTTACTGCACAAGGTAGTTGTTTAACTGTACCACTATATACGTAAAAAGAATCATAACCCATAAAGTACACACCATTAGGTGCTGTTATAGCTGCTTTTGGTCCAATCAAACCCGTGTTTTCGTTAATTAAATTTATACCAAAAGTAAAAGGTGGACCGATAAATTGCATACTGTACATAGCACTATCAGTGAAAACTATAATCTCTTGTCTTGCTTTTACTGCACCAATAATTTTAGAACCAGAAGATAATCTTAACTCTCCAGCTGTATTAGTAGTCAACGTTTCAAACTCTAAAGGGTTTTCTTGATCACTAAAAGCTATAAGCATTGGGTCTAATTCACCCGTTCTATTTCCAGTTGTGCTAAGTGGGTCACAACCAAAAACTATTAAATGTCTGTCTATCTCTGAAGTTAAAACTTGTAGCCCGACGGTTGGTACTTTGTTAGCCCCTGCTTGAGTGCTTAGTTCAACTGCTCTAGTCGAAGTAGTATTGTTTTCAACCCAACGATATATGCCTCCACCTCTAGCATTAATAATTAAGTCTTCACCATAATTATCGTGAGTCCAAATTCTTAAATTAGTTGTTGCGGTTTCTACTCCAGCAGTCGCAGCTTCGCCCCAACCGTTAAAATCATTAGCACTATCTGCATTACCTGTAACTAATTGCACAGTAGCGGTATTACTATGCGCTGCAGCTGTAGTGCCTTGCACGCCACGAGTACAACTACTAAGAGTATTTGTGGATACGGATCCTATAGTAATTAATTCTTCGCCTATCAAAATAGTATCACTAGCCACAAACCCAGTGGCGTCAGTTAGAATAATAGTTGTGTCTGAATTAGAAATACCGCCCGAATCATTTAAAGTTGTAGTTAAAGCGCCATCTGTATTACCGCCCCAAAGACCTGCGCCCCAACCTGTGGCAGCAACCACTGTATCTAAACCAGTGTTTATTTGATAAACACCATCAGTGCCAGAGCCACTATTACCAGTATCACTACTGTTAGCGCTCACAGTGCTACCAGAAGTATCTTTAGCAGTAATCGTATAAGTATTACCATCAACAACACTTACTATTTGATATTCTTGATTTAAAACAGTAGCAGTAATTAAACCACCTAAACTAGCTGCCCCAGAAATAGTAACAAAATCATTTGCTACTGCTCCGTGAGCATTGTCGGTCACTGTTAAAGTAGAAGAACCATTGGTAGCAGCAAAGGTTATGGAGTTGGTGCTAGTTTTTCTAACTGGGGTAATGTCGTTAAATGCGTTGTTGTTTTCAACAAGATAATATTTTAAATGTGTGCCTACTCCTAAATATTTGGCCCCTGCTAATGAAACAAAATTATGTAACGCTCTAGCAGTGCCTTGATAAGTAGAAGTTAAAAGTTTTTGCCAACCACCAAATTTTTCTGGTCTACCCGCACGAAACCTAATTAAATTACAATCAAACCAAGCAGGCTCGTTATCATAAGCCGTGCCCTCTCGATTTATTCCGGGTTTAAAAACATATTTTTGTAGTGCCATTTTTTCATTTTACACGAAAAAATAAATTAGA